TTGCAGGGCTTTCTGTTCGCTGGCCTTGAGCCGGTTGTTTAGGTCTGCCTGGTACGCGGCATTGCGCGCTGCTTCAGCGCGCAGCGTGGTGATCGTGGCCTGGCTTTCAAGGTTTGCGTCGAGTGCAGCCTTCTTGGCCTTCGTCTCGACGGCGACCTCAGCGCGCAGCGCGATCACGCGGTACTGTTGAATGCCAACGAGCAGTGCACCCACAAGGCCGATGATGATTGCGAGTGCGATTGCTTTGAGTACGGTCATGCTGAGTCCGCCTTGCGTCCGAGAAACTTGATGATCAACTCGCGGATCGCGGTGACGCCGATGAACCCGATCGTCCCGCCGGCGGCGACAGATAAGCTGGAAGGCCAGGCCATCCATTCGATGACGCTGCTGGCCGAAAGGCTCAGCGCACCGCAGATCAAAGCCTCAAGGACGACTCTCCACTTGTTGGCCTCTTTGCCTTCGTACAGCACGCGCAGCAGGGAAATGGTTGCGGCCATAATCGCTCCTTGCCAGAGCGGGTTCGAAAGGACAAGCCAGACCTGCGCCAGGAAGTCAGGTGTTTTTTCAGGCATCGTCGACATCCGACAGTCCACCCTTTCGGGATAGGAAAATGAATCAGCCCCGCAGCACTCCCAGCTTGGAGCGATGGGTGTGGCGGGGCTGAAAACGAGAAAGCCCCGACGAAACGCCGAGGCCATAACAAAACAAATGTGTTGTGTTAAAACAAATATGTTGTATACTGGACTCATCCAAACAACGAGGCGAGGTGATGAAGTTCAGCGAGTTCAGACGATGGTTGAAGGCCCAAGGGGTGACCTTCGAAGCAGGCAAAGGAAGCCACTTCAAAGTCACTGCCCCAAACGGCAAAAGGACAACCTTCGCGGATCACGGGGCAAAAGAAATGCCCGAAGGAACCCGCAAGGCGATCATTAAACAACTGGGGCTCTGAGAGCCCCCTTCGCCTATCTGAACGTTGAGCGACCACCTCACCACTCACCGATACAAGGGGAATCACATGTACAACTACGCAATCCGCTTCGAGCGAGACGAAGCACCAGGTCTGGCAGTGTTCTGCCGCGACTTACCCCAGCTCAACAGCTACGGTGACGACGAGCAGCACGCCATCAGCGAAGCGGTAGACGCCATCGAGACAACCTTGTCGATCTACGTGGACGAGCGCCGAACAATTCCAGAAGCAACTCCAGCTCAACCCGGCGAGCAGGTCATCTATTTGCCAGCGGTGACCGTGGCGAAGATCGTGCTGTGGAACACAATGATCGAACGGGATATGCGCAAAGCTGATCTGCGTCGCCTGCTGGGTGTTCACCAGGTGCAAGGGGATCGACTCGTCGACTTCTTGCACAAATCGAAGATGGAACAGATCGAAGCTGCATTGGCAGCCCTGGGCAAGCGCTTGGCCGTTTCGGTCGAAGCCGCTTGATGCAATCCCCAGTCAACGCCGGGGCTTGAAATAGGTGCAGGTGGCTGGTGCATCTCCAGCTCTGGCGGTGCGGATAGCTGGGTCACGTACCCCGCACTCTCATCGCGTAGCCGCCCATTGTCCGCGCGGGATTAGACGACGCCTCTACCGACTTAGCGCAGCTGCCTACGCGATAACCTGCATAACAAGCGTGTCTTCCCACGCTGCCCACCGATGCCGCCCGTATTGCAGATTTGGAGCCGAGCCATCAGTTGCCTGCGTTCTTCTCGTACGCGTGACTTACCGGCCATACCGCGTCCAGGCCCTCTCCGTGGGGCCTCTCTGGCTATGGTTATCTCAGCAGCAAATTGGAGCGGATACCTGGGAATCGAACCCTGATCAGCAGGGTGGAAACCTGTATAGCGACCTGCGGTACCCGCAGAAACGAAAAGCCCAGCGCATTGGCTGCGCTTTAGTGTGAGAGCTGATCTCAGTATCTGCAGTTGGTGTATATGTCTGTGCTAATGCACCTGACTTGGTTGCCGCTAGGAGGCGCGATCGGCGTCACCGCTGGGGCTGTATAGGGCTGGTATTGCTGGTACTGCTGATTTTGCTGCAGCAACGACTGATTCGTCTGCTGCATAGACTGGTTCAGCTGCTGCATTTGATAATTCTGCTGAGCTTGGTTGTACTGCCACATTTGGATTTGCTGGGGCGTCATTGCATCACGATACTCCTTCGCTTCCCCATCGGAGTTGTAACACATGATGCTTGTTCGGGTGAGCGCCGAAAAACGTGCGCAGTCGGAATCACCCGCCATGTAATAGTTGCCGTTGAAATAATTCGGTGCCGGGTCGCTTGCACATCCAGACATCAGCGCAGACAGCGTGCAGGCAGTGGCTGTTTGCAAGCTCAGCTTGAGGCCTAGCTTGCGTTCCCTGTTTCCTGAAAACCTCATCACAAACTTCCTTACCTATCTACATCACTTAAGCCTGAGAGACGCCTACGAAGCGTCTCTGTTCGCCGAACAATTCAGCAGGCACGAGGTAGATAGAATCGGATAGCCAGCATAGGTTCCAATGGATTTCAGATGAGGCTTAGCAGCGACGTCAGGTCAAGGCCTGTGCCGATTGCCCACCACTGGGCGCCACCTTCCAGAATGAGAAAGCCCAGCTCTGTGGCTGGGCCTCCCGAAATGTTGTCTACCAAGCCTTGACGCCCTTGGCTTTTCGGCCGTACCGCATAAGCTTGAGCATGTGTCTCAGGCGCGCCGGTTTCACCTTTTCACTTTCCGCGTGGGGATCCCAGCGCTTGAAGAGAAAATGCCTCTCGTCGATCAAGTTCAAAAGGTAGCGATGGCGGTGCCTGTGTTCAGGAAAACCAATCATCAGATCGCCTCGCAGAATATGGCTCTTCTAGAAATAAAAACCCCGCACTTGGCGGGGCTGGTAACTGACATCAGCTACAGATTTTCGAATTCTTTAATGCAGCGCTGATGTAACCATTTGCATACTGCATGCAGATCTTTATTGATATGTAGATGGTTACCAGTGTCAACATCTACTATGTCCGTTTCTGAATCAGTTTTCGAAACGGCCAAATTGATCACTACGAAACTTTTCGGTTCTAGTGTTGGATCGGGAATCAAGTCTAGGCGAATGGAGAAGTTCAAAGCCTTTCCATTTCTGACAAAAAACTCATCGTCTGTCTGGAAGGTTCCGTCCGGCATGGTCGTGCCTGCAGCGACCATCGCGACAAATCGGCTTTCATCCAGCGATTCGTCGTCTAGTGCGCCGGGAGTTCTCTGCATGTACTCGGTGAACTTTTCCTCAACCAAACTTACGATTTGTAAAAGCTCACTCCAGTACTGCTGATCCTTCTGAGCGGCTTCCATATAAGCGTTTACAAGCTGTTCGATGCGAGACATATGTCACTCCTTGTGTGCTTGGAACCCTGGAGTAGACATAATAAAAAAACCCGACGCAATGGCCGGGCTTCTGAATCGGGTGTCGCGCTGAATCAGCTGAACACCGTGGCATGAAAACAGAGCTATTCCATATGGACAACTATTTTTTCATGCCGCCTCTTTCAAGCTGTCCAGCGCGCAATCGATCCAGGCTACACCAGCCTTGATCAGCTCACGGGCCTTCATCTCGCTAACGCTGTGATGACGGCCTACACGGATCGCCGGCCACTTTGCCCCGTAGTACAACCAGACCATGTCGCCCATCTGCGTATCGCGGCGGCAGAGCCTGGCCACGGCAGCATCAACCACACCGGCAAGCTCGTCGGTGATCACGTATGACTTCGTGGTTGAGGGCATCACATCGCGCATGATCGCCAGTGACGGCGAGGTGTAATGAGGAACGCCCATCCCGTCCATACGCCAGAAACCCCACTGCTCCAGCATGTGCTCGGTGTCGCCCAACGGGCGGTGCAACGGTTTGCGAATCATCATGATCAATCCCCTGTGTAATTGCTGCCACCGGCACCGCGGCGGTTGTTCTGTTCGTATTGTTCGTGGGCACCGCCGATGGATTGGCGTGCCCTGGATAGCTCGGCGGTCACATTGCGGAGCTTCAAGCTCAGTTGCTGGACGAGCACCTCGACCGGCAACGCCTCGCCCGTCTTAGCGCAGACCCAGCCCGAGGCGTTGCAGGCAGCGCAGTCCAACTGATGGAAGACACCGCTAACCACCGTGGCGCCGCGGCAGGTGCCGCACACCATCAACGGCCTGAGTTCGCGGCGGAACGATGGGCCATGGTTCTTTTTCACTTGCACGCCTCCATCAGCCGATCATGGACGGCGCGCAGATCCATCCGAGACTTGTTGCCGCAGTACTCCCAGACGTGGAGTTCGTGACCGCTCGCTAGATAGATGACCAGACATTCGCCTTGGGATACCGACCCGCGAGTGATCGTCATCGCACTGATGTCTCCAGGATGGACGGCGACGTATCGGCGCGGATCGACCATAATCATCATTTTGAAACCTCGCCTATGGTTGATTCTTGAATAGGGTTGCAGGCTATATCCGCCGGGGCCTGTAGCGATTTGTCGGAGTCCTCAAATCTAAAGCCGGTCAATCCGAGAATGATGCTCAGCCCCTTGCCGTCTAGATGGCGGTGCCACTTCTCAAGCGCGTCACGCTTGCGAGCCATTACGTCGGACTGGATGTACACCTTCACGTTGTGGCCCATGGCGTGGTTGATCAGCAGCTCGCCGATCAAGTGATCGATCCCTATGTCAGCCCATCCTGTGCGGGCCAGCTTGCGGAGGTCGTGACTCGTCCACTCGCCCTTCCCCAAGCGCGTGAATACGGCACTGGCCTGGCTCTCGCTGAGCGGCTTGCCTCGGCGTCCGGGGAAAAGGAACGGCCCGGTGTAGCCTCGGTTCTGCTGCACTTCGCGGTACTGCATCAGCAGATGCCGTACAGCCTCCGTCAGTGGCAGGTAATGCTCCACCCGGGTCTTCGTGTCAGCCGCCGGGATAAACCAGACGTGTTCGGCCAGGCTTATGTGGTCCCAACGCGCCTGGCGGGTTTCACCAATGCGGGTGCCATGACAGAGCATCATCAGCGCCAGGATCGCGTCATTCGGGATGGGGAACAGCTCGCGCAGCAGCAGCTGGAGTAGCTCCTCGATGTGCACGCCTCGCAGCCGTGACGGCTTGACGGTGACCTTGGCCTTGGAAAAGTCGCTGAACTTGATCCCGGTCAGAGGATTGCTCGCGATCAGCCCCAGCTTGTGGGCCTGACGGAATGCCAGCGCCAGCAGCTGGAAGACCAGCCGCACGTAATCGATGGAAAGCGTTTCCTGCATCGGCCACATCAGCTCACGGTCGAGGAATGCCTTGTCGATATCGGTCAGTGATGCAGAGCCGAGGCGCGGCAGAAGGTGACACTTGATTGCGGAGGCGGCAGTGTCTTTGCGCTTGTCGGAGAGGCTGCGATCGCGCGACATGCGCTCGGCGTACCACTCCAGCAGCTCGCCTACGGTCAGCCACTTCGAAAGGTTCGTGCTCGCGCCGGCGTCCAGGCGCAGACGGATGTCGGGCAGCGCGGCGACGACCTGCTTGACGGACAGGTCCGGATAGCTGCCGATCCGATTCCACTTACCCCGCACCACCAAGAACCACGATGCCCGCGCCCGCGTTTTGGCAAAGCGCAGGTAGAGGCCTCGATGCTCATAATCACGCAAGTCTCGAACCGTCCCGGCCGATTGACGCTTGATCTCGGCGTCGCTGATCTTCACTGCTGCCGTCGTCATGCTGCCACCACTGTAGGAGCGAGTCGCAGGTAAGCGCGGATCTGTTCCATGGCGTCGAAGTGTCCACGGCACACGATCGCCAGATAGCCCTGATCGTTCAACCGGCGGATCCACGCGTACTGGCTGGCCGAGACTGCAGCGTCGTTCGGCGCCGTCGCCTTGAACTCGAGGTAGAGGCCGAAATAACCGCCGCGCGCCATCGGCAGCACCAGATCGGGCACGCCCGCTTTGACGCCCTGCTCTTTCAGCT